TTATTCAGAATATATTAATGTTCCGCTTGTTCCGGCGTTATATGGATTGCCGTTCTCGTCAAACTGCAAATCGATATCAGCTGATGCCCTATTGGCAATTACGTCCTCATAAGTAGTGTATGATGTGCTCTTATAGCATATTAGTTTCTTGATGCCAAAAGACATCAGAGGAACAATATCACCGAGCGTTACAGCAGCTTTCAATGCTGCATTTGTCGTATACTCATGCGGATCGTGTGCGCGAGCCGTGCCACCGGTTGCATTAAAATACAGATACCCGGAGTTAGCCTTAATTGTACGGTCTAACATCTGAGGCGTTTGCTCTCTTTCGCTTGATATTGTATTTCCATCAACATCGATGCCGTCGAATATGAATTTACTTTTGTTCATCAAAATTTTGCTGATCGTAACGATATGAAACATTACACGGGCAGCCGTACCATTTGCTTCGCTAGTACTGTAAGAGGGGGTTTGCTGTAGAGCAAAAGTACGTTGGTTTCCAAGTGACAGATAAGTACTAATCACACAGCAGTCTACCCACGAATCCTGTAAATATCCAACCTTTGGCCGAAGGCCTGTTATGAGACAAATTTTTCCATCAGTATCCGTCAATGATGCATTATTGAACTCTGCATAAATAGTCATATTAGCAGTAAAGTCCCTAAATGGAACGTATGCCACTTTTCCGGTTAAATCAAAGATAGGTTCCGAGTAGGATACTGTGATGTCTTTTGTAGCGCTCAAAGAAGTGTCATGAGTTGATATTGCCTTAATCCTAACAGCAGCCACACTTGCACCGGACAACACCGTTAGTATACCGGTTGCTGCATTAATTGTAGCATATTCTCCCCCTGATATGATTGACCATGTAACACCCTTATAGGATGAGTTTATCGGGTCATAGACAATAGTGTATTTAGATGTTTGTCCGTTTACAGTAGCTGCTCCGGCGATGGAGATACCATTAAGTTCTGCTACTGTTTCCTGATATGTGAGGGTAATATTCTTCGTTGCAGTAATACTACTATTATAGGTTGATGTAGCCTTAACCGTAACGGCAGAAGCATTTGCCCCGGATAATATTGTAAGCACTCCACTATTTGCATCTATTGTTGCAAACTCATTGCCCGATGTTATAGACCATGTGCACCCTTTTTGCAGTGTGTTTATAGGGGCATAAGCTGCCGTAAGACTAGCCATTATACCGGTATAACTATTGTTAGCGATAATGCTAATTCCTGTGACGTCTATGTTTTCCAAGAATGTCACTTTCCCTAAATTCTTCCCGGAAAAGTCAGCTCCGGGGATTATAATTGCTATTCCACTCATAATATTATATTATTAGTTTATTTCTTCTATAATCGTATATTGCATAGTGCCTATTCCTGCGTTATTAAGGACGCTTATGGCATCATCACCTAGTTTTGTAAAATCAAGTTTACCGGATGAATCAATACGTAAAGCAACGTACCCGTTAGGATCACAAACAAGAAAATAATTCTCATCCACCTCTTTAATTTTAAGCGAAGATGAAAGGGATAATATATCCTTTTCCAACTTAAGCCCTTTAGAGCCCTCATAAGCAGTCCCCGAAGTAGTGCCAATAGCTAATCCTATCCCTGATATTGCTTTAATAAGAGATATAAAATTTTCTGTCAAACTGACAGCATCAATTCCCAGTGATGTCATTGAAAATATGCAATAACCGTTTTCATCCGTCACATAGAAGCCGTCCGTATCGGTATTTTTATAAATAGTTGCTTGGTCCCATATGTATTCAAGTGCGTTATTTCTTGCATCATTTATTGCGTTCAAACCCGTAAAGCTAGCTACAAAATTAAAATAGCTTATAGCAGCTGCTAATTGCCCATTTGTGGAGTCGGTCACAAGTATCCGGTCATTATTCCCGAGTGAAGACTTTGAGGGAAAATCTTTTATGTCTAAAATATTATCTTCCATATTTTTTAATTATTAATTAGCACCCATTCAATTGCTTTACCGTCTATTAATGGATATTGATACCCTGTTGGTGCAGTAAATACAATACATTTAAATTTATATTGCGTTAAAAACGTTATTGGCTTAGTATTCCTATTTACCTTTCCGGTAACGTCATTATCAAAATATCCATATCCATTTACAACAACTACATTTCCCGGGGAAGTATTGATCAAATTAAACTCTACACCTTCATACTGAGATTCTCTTGGTAAATTGATTGTAGCAGATAAGCTAATATCTCCACCATTAATACTATCCATCTGTACATTAAATCCTGTTTTCTTTAAATCTATATTCCAAGTGAGAATATGATTTATAATGCTAATTTCTCCATAATTGGTAAGATTAGAAGAATTGACGACTGTTGGTGGAGTAGCGATGCTGCCTTGATAGCTATAAAATTGCTCAATAGGGTCTAATTGAAAAACGATCTTATTCGCCACCAGTGCAAAAATACCTGTACGTTTTACCCCGTTGATTGTTAGACAATCTCTTCCCATTGCGATGCCAGTGAGTTTTCCGTCAGAATCCTTAGTTCCTGAAAACATGGTCGGAGAAACAACATAGGTATCTCCTAACAGAGTTTTATTGTTATTCCAGTTTTGCACCCAATCCGGTAGAGCGGCGTCCTGTCCGTCGTACACCCGCTTAACCTGAAAGGTTTTTAATACAGAAGCTTTTCCCTCTAGGTTTACAGTAATTTCAAGTGTAGCAAAATCTTCACTTATGGACTTGAGGGTAAGATAATCACCGTACTTCTCCCATGTGCAACCTGTCGCCACAACGGATAAAGAGTATTGTCTTTCACCCGGATTGCTCTCTATATATTCCAATGTAGATGATTGCGTAGCAACCTGTACCATTGTCTGAATCTTGTATTTCTTCTGTACGATCTGCGAAGTGCCTGTATAAGTGTAATTTTCACCCGATACTATGTTCACGAGATCATATATGCTATCATCTATCTGTCCTTGACTATTTACGTTTACTATGGCATAATAAGACGATAGTTCAACTATGTAGGCGTCTTTACCCTTTAGTTTGTCTATATTATCTTCCAGCCATTTTATGACACCCGTAATATAAATGTTATTAAGATAAGCGGAATATCCCGACAGGTCTACACCATCAATAACCAATCCTGAGCAATCACCGAACTGCATGGCAATGTTATCAACGGTTATTTCCCAAGTATCAACGCTTTTTAGATATCTCTTGTATGTTCGGGTATCGTAAGCGGATGACTGTCTGCTTGTATCTATCGGATTGCCATATACGGCAAATTTCATACTCGCACACGGATGGATGGTTGTGCCGGGTTTGAGCGAGTATTTAAAACTTGCTCCATCTTCTAGTAACTCAGTGGGGGTGAAATATGTAGTAGAGAAACCTGGCATTATGTCGAAACCATTTTCATCTTTACCGGGCGAAGTGGAATTTCCTTCGAGGTTGTGAAATATTCCACGACAGAAATCCTGTAGATGAATTCCTCTTAATTCTCCGTCTACCAAATGAAGCGTGGCTATTTGGTTTTCTATATCAACTGATTCAATCGTGCCAAAAGCGATTGCATTCCATAATTCGCCGCTAACAACATCCACGCGGTTAAACCGTAATTCCGGTACTTCCAGAAACTCACGCAACGTTAATCCGGACATCTCTGCATAACCGGACTCTGAAAGCCGAATACCGGATCCTAACAAACCAGATACGAATGTTCCGATATCAATATTGTCTAGTGATTTTATACCTTTTAAAAACTTAATGAGCCCTTCGACTTTGTCATCATTTAATCGACTTACCGCTCTGTTCTTTATTTCCTTGAGCGTCCGCAACGAAGACAATACATTCTCATCCGTCAAATCAGCCGATGAATTTGTTCGAATGATGTTCAGTATCTCATTAGCTAATGTTTGAGCAAATGTATTCTTCAGGTCAGCCACATCACTTTTCAGCGTGGCATATTGCCCCTGAATAATGGTGTTGGATATCTCAATATCCATATCATTCAAGTCGCTCAACTTCCGCACAATGCGGGTAATGCGACTGTCCCGATAGCCTTCCAGGAAATAGATATCATTTTCCAACCGGACGCGGCGGCCTAAAGTAAGAGCGATTTCATTATCTTCTAAATAAGTGTGATCCGTCGGGGCCTTATACGTGGCAAAGTCTATAGCGGCATTGTCAAGCAGCGCATTGACGGCATCTTCAAACTCCTGCTCGGCTAATGGATAATACTCGGTCGGCATATCAAGGTTATATACCGTATATTTATCTCCAGCTTTCGGTATTACATTGTCACCGGGGAGCTGAGTGTTCTCTGTCGGATATTGGGTTATCAATTCCCATTCCGCCGTGTCTTCATGCCAATTAGCTTCAAAGTCCTGTCCAAGGAGGTCACCACTTTTAAATACTACATGCTTATTGGTATTCGCTATGCTGTAACTGTTCGGGTTAAACGGGATGTCCGGGGCTTTAAAATAATAGACTGTTATTTCGCTCCCGTCGATGGTTTGCACTTCCGTCCGGACGGTACCCACCGTTCCGGTAAAGCCCGGGAAAATATCGGCAAAGGCATCTTCTTCCCATTTTTCCTTTATGCCATACAGGTCTACATTGCGGTCTATCCACTTTTTGCCATCCGGCAATTGTAAAGTGGTATGCCCGTATTTGGACGCAACAATATTTTTCGTGCTGCCTGTGGGTAGCAGGCGGGTAAAAAACTCATCTGTGTCTGCTATCTCCTTGGTGAGATTGAGCAATCCACGGCCATAAGCCAATGTCACCGGCTCTCCATGCTCGCATTTAGAAAGATTGAAGTTCGTGCCATCCAGCCACCATTCTGTATTACATGCCTTTGATAGTGTAGACAACGCTTCCAGGCACGTGCATCCGCGTGTATATTCTACGTTGATGGGTTCCGAAGAGACCACTTCGCCTACATGGTAGTGCGTGTCTCCGGACGCGCGATTGATACAATTCACTATAAATGCCAGTTGTGCAGAGGGGGTATCATAATAACTGGATATCGGATTATAGTCGGAATCCAGAAAGATGGCAGCACCGGCGATATTTTCAGGCCCGTAGAACTTTACGTCATAGGCGTATTCTTTTGTGCTTTTCATCACAGGTTTATACGGCTTCATCAGGACAAAACGCATATTGCCAATGTCGATGTAGTCGTTTACCTCAAGTGCTACATAGTCATGCAGCGTGAAGCTAAGGCTCAGCTCGTTGTTGGTCTGAACCTTATGATCGTGTGTACTATTTGAATTGCCATCAAAATCCGTACGCTTGACTCCTGCTGCTGTATATATCGAATAAATCATACCTTAAACACTATCTAAACACTGATTAAAAGTTTGGTTCCGGTTCGGTAAAAGTTACCTTAAAGCAAGCCACCACTACGTCAAATTCATCCATGTAGGTCTTTGCCTCATAAGCATCCGCCTGCTTTACGAAACAACGGAAGGTATAGCCGGGAATGTTGGCCAACTGAATATTAAGCCAACCTTTTCCGGCTAATCCTTGCTTGAGGAAAGAGATAAAGCCGGCATAGTTGGTTAGGAAATCCGCGTTATTATCACCGTGACAGGCGAAGTATAGCGTAAAGTCCCGTTCATCCGTCACCGGAAGGAGATCGGCAGAATATTTGCGGCCTTTCACTTCGCGAAGATTTACCCCGGTATTCGTTTTGATAGCTGCAGGCTTCATTAGCGCATCCAGATTGCTCTGTTCGCCTAACTTGTCGAACAGCCATGCCCGGCATAGCACGTAAGGGTCTATACCGTTTATTGTCATCAAGCCGTGAAAATCTGCTATATCCATATTATTAATTTTTTATATAGGTACCATCCCGACGCAATATCAGCACATCGGCGGCTATACCGGCCAATCTTTCGGCCATTTCCCTGGTGTTGGCAGCTATCTCGGTCAAAGGAGACAGCGCCGCAGCCAACTGATTACGAAACTCTGTAATATTATTATCTACCGATATCAGCCGGTTGGTTTGTGCCACCATTCCTCCGGCGAGCCATGTCATGGTTTCTTCCGTCACCTGGCTAACTACGCTACTATTAGCCGACTGGCTCGCGCTGCTGCTATCCTTCAGATCGATACCTGACTGAGAAAAAGAGGTTGATATCTGTTTCAATAGCTCCTGCAAATAGGGCAGCTCATCCGCATATCGGTCTGTCAGTTCCTTTACTTTCTCGGAAATTTCTGCGGCAAAAGAGGCCATATCGGTGTCATTACCAGAATATTTCTCATATATCTTTGCGATGTCATCCTCAAACGTTCCGAACACCCTTTTCATGACTATTGTCTTCAGCATATCGCTCACGATGTCCCGGAAGGTATCTTTAGCATAGCCTTTAAAAGAGTCAAGTGCATCCTTGCCCTCATCCAGCCAATCCCACAGGCCGTCTATCATATTGTCTACAAGCGGAGAATACAGTTGTGAGACATACTCCCGAAGCTGTGCCACAAACTCATCATATTGTTTTCGAAGTTCTACCAATTCCTCCAGCGTTTCTTTAGTTTGGCCTACCAGCTTATCGCCGAATTTATCAAGGACGCTTTGCGCCACTTGTAAATTAACCAAGGGAGCCTCTCCGTCTTTGCCGGTCACAGTGTCGGTAGAAAAAAGATCTTCTCCAAGATTCTTTTTTACCCACGATACTAAATCTTCAGTTTTTTGGCTTTTTGCACCGACACCAGAGCCTAAAAAACCATGAGACTTTTTACGGGTTTCAATCCTTAAGTTATTAAGCGCCTCTGTCGTACCCTCCTTGTAATTGTTTCCCAGAAAATTAGTGCCGAATACAGAGTCGCTAATGCCTAATATCCCATAATTGAGGCTGTTTGTAAACCAACCGCCCCCTTTTTGATTTTGATAAATGGCCTGCTGTTCCTTTGCCTTGGCAACATATTGATTCATGATCTGTTCCTGCTGAGCTTTATAGTCCTTGAGGCTTTGCAGACTATCCTCACCGAACCAGCCTTTTTCTGCCTGCTGGGCTTTCAAAACGGCTATCTCATAATCCAGAACGGCATCCTTTAACTTATTTATTTCCTCTATTTTTTCGTCATATTTTAAATATTTGTCGTAGCTATCTGATGTCAGCTCATCAAGCTTCTGTAAGAGTTGTATGCCGGTGGATATAAGCGTAAGAATGACGCTAGCTTTCTCCATAGCACTTAAAGCGTTTACACCAGTTCTGGTTACACTCAATATTCCGGAAACAAGATTAGAAGTGAATTGTCCGAAGCTTCCAAGGAGCGAAATTATTTTCCCCTGTGTTCCGCCAATTGTATCTCCTATTGATGCTAACACCGAATATAATTCATGTGTCTGAGAGATACTTTTCTCTGTAAGTTCCCATGTTTCTTTCGAGAGTTTATTATAATCGTCTTTTTTCTTATTCAAGTTTTTCAGCGCAGCATCTTCTGACAATAGAGTAGGCACCCATCCTTTACCCTTTACCATAGTCATGCCGCTGATCACCGTTCCACCAGAGCGAACAGTATCCAGAGCCATTTGTGCTGTCTTCATATCCTGCTCCGCTTTTGCAAGCTCTTTACGCTTCTGTATCAGCATTTCATAAGGGTTGCGGTTCATCAGTTCATCGATAATCTCCTGTAAAGTGGTGGTATACTCCCTTAAATCCTGTGGATTCCACGTTTCTGCTGCAACACCCTTATAGGCTTCCATTTGCTTCATCAAATCCTGCAAGGTTTCTGTGCTGACCGTTCGCAAGTCTTCAAAGGCGCGAATATATTCAGGGGACTTCTGAAACTGCTCAAACGATAATTTCATCAAGTCTTTACCACGTTTGGCCGTAGCTTCCGCCAGACTCCTGTCCAACATTTCAACACCTTGTGTGTCTCCCTTTTTCTGTGCTTCCACACGTAGGGCCGCCATTCGCTCAACTTCCTTGGTATATTCTTTTTCTAGAGCTATCCGTTGATTGGTATAATCTTCATATTTCTCGGTCAGGTTATCCATTTCGGCTTCATATAGGGACACAAGCTTATTGTCATACACCTGCTGTGCATTGTTCCTTTCCGCTTTGGCCATTGTGCCAACGGAGGCATATTGGCTCGTTGTCACATTAATGCCTTGTTTGCGGGCTTTATCCAACGCCTGGCGGCGTTCACGCTCTTCCTGATCAATCTGATCAAGCTGCTGCTGCAATTGTCGTTTGGCTTCCGCCTTCTGCTTTTCGTAGCCGTCACGCATGGCGGCAAGTGTCAGTTCGTCAATACGCTGCTGTGCTTTTACCTCCGCATCGGCTATGCGGTCGGACAGATTCTCTATGTCCTTTACCTTTTCTTTTTTAGGCTTATTATGAATATCATCAACGAGATCGGCAGGGTTCTCTATTTTTTTTGCCAGCTTTTCATTGGCGGACTTGAGGAGTTCCCTCTGCTTTACAATATCATCAACCCTCTGCTTTTGTAGTTTATAGTCTCCGGACTCCGCATTCCACTGCCTACCACCATAAGAGCGTAATTCGGTAGCCGGTGTCCTTTGAAGTTTTCCCAATTCCATGGCATATTGACCTTCAAGTTCGAGGTTTTTCTTTTCGTTATCCGTAATCTTATCTGCTATGGCCCTGGCTTTGGCTGCTTGCAATATTGCAGTCGACAATTTCATATATGCCCCTGTAGCCTTTCCTGCAAGCATCTGTTCCGCCGTTAGATTTCCGAAATAAGAGGGATATTTATCTTGCAATTCTTTGGCAATACGCAGCCTGTCTTTCCGAGCAACATTCTCATCCGTCAAGCCTTTATACAGCAATTTCAGCCGGGTAAGTTCCGATTGTGCATTTTGTGCGCCTTTCAGCCGTGCATCTCCAAGGTCGCGCATGGCTTTGGCATTGGCGTCAATAGCCTCTTTGGACTTAAATAGATTAGCCGTCCAATTAATCAAATCTTTGCCATATACCACCAATAACGTGATGCCTATGGTTAGAGCAGTTTGCCATGAAAAGATTGAAGAAGTCAGTTGCTTCCATAAAGGGACAGCTGATTTCCTTTGCTCGTCTGTCATTGCTTTCAATTCCGCTCTGGCTTTGCTTATGCTATCACTCAATATTGGTATATTGTTTGATATGGCCAGAAAAAACATTTGTGGCCCCATTGCCAATGAAGGGAGTTCGCGGGCTATTTGTTGAACGGAGAATGATAATCCACTTATACTCTGTTTCGTAACATCCACCTGCTGTCCCATAGTGGGAGGGATAATCGGAGTCTTTGAGATATTTTCTTTTTGGTTTTCCAATTCAATAAGAGAGACCTGTAATTCCTTCAACTTTTTTTCCAGTTGCTCAATGGTGAGGATATCTTCCATGCTACGCAGGCCTGTTCCCTTTGCAGCTTCTTTTTGCAAACGAGCAATGTCTTCCTGTATACCTTGAATCAATGTCTTTTGAACACCGATTTTAAGATTTAGAGCATCCACATTCTGTTCGGCGCTATCTGTTGCCGACTTTGTCTTATCCTCTGCTATCAATTCAAACTTTACAGGCTCCATTTGGTATTTATTTATTGTTTAACCGCTGTTCAAAGAGTGCGGCCGTATTGCTTTTCTTTGGCATTACACTTGGCGTTCCGGTAGGCTGTTTATCCTCATCATCCACCCAGTGCGGGGCATCCTGCATCATTAGTAATAAAGTGGTGTATGGCACTTTCCAAAGGATGTAATGTACTGTCCATCCTGTGGCGGATGCAATCTGCCATATCATACCGAACGGGCTATGAGAGCCTTCCATATGGCCCTTTGACTCCCGTTTTTTCTTTAGTGGCTCAATCTTGGCTTCATCAGGTTTAACGCTTCCGCCGAGGTGATAGTAATCTGAAAAGGGGCTGTATTTACTTGAGACAGGATTATCAGCATCAGCTCTCCCAACACGTCCGGATGAACCCGCCATCGCAACCACCAGGCGGCAAGCCACCGCATAGTCCGGTAGCTAATCCAGCTCCGACAAATGGTGCAGGCCACCAACAGGCTGACCGTCTGTCCATGCTCCGCGATGAATTTTAGTTTCTGATCATCCGTATACGCCTTGAACTCTTCAGGCGTTACGCCGATCTTGGCATAATACCGGTTGATACCAATAATACCCCCCATATATGGCCGTCTGATTGTCAGCCTCCGGAAGGGTATTATTCGTTTGCCCAGGAATCGGAGCGGACGAACTGCCACTGAGACACCTACGTCTAGCAGCAGTTCGGCTGATGCTAATTCCGTTTTGTTCATTACGCTCCAGCAGCTTGGGTTAATGTTATGGTAGCTGTCTTGGTATTGTCGCTAACCAATGTAATAGTAAGCGTACCTGTGCGTTCAGCACCCGCGTTTGCAGCAGCAGTGATCACCAGGTAGTTGCCATCCTGTGCGAGTGTGAACCCGGCAGGAGTGCCGCTGATTGCCACTGCGCCCGAAGCTGATATTCGTACCACCTGTGTGCCTCCTGCGGACGGGAACGAAAGTTCGCTCTCACCGGCTTTCACATCCGGTACGGTAGGTCCGATGCTGTAAGGAGGTACTCCCTGTTGCGCCAATATTTTGGCCACGGTATTGATGTAGAGGTTGTTTGTACCTCCCAACTGACCGCGTACCTTACCGTACATGGAAGCCTTGGGGATAGATATCGTTTGTCCGGTACCTGCCTTGATGCTCATCACATCTTCTTTGGTCTGCACGGTTTCAGGTGCCGAGAAATTCTCTCCGTTGATATCGCCGCCCAGGATATCCTGCATGTTTTCAGCGATGAGCTGAATCATCTGGAATGTAAACTGGTCGGTACCTGGCGATGTCACCAGACTTTTGACCGGGCCATTGCGCAATTGAGCGGCGTTCAGGTCAAAGATGGTAGGATCATCGCCTCCCCACGTCAGGCCATCAGCCGAAATCAGTCCTATCACCTTGCCGCCGAACGATACCTCATCCAGCAACATCATAAATCCGTCATTGATTGGTGTTGACATATTCTTTACTTTTTAAAGAGTTTGGTTATAAAATTAATTATCCGGGTAATGGGTTTTAGCTGCGTCCGTGTCTGCATAAACCATACAGAGCCGACTACGATGCCAATCCATAGTACCCAACCGGATGTGTAGAAGAATTTCCCGCCAAAGCGTTCTACATAGACCTTTACGGGTATTGTTTCCTTTTCCGATTTATTTTTCTGATCCGTCACCTTGGTTGTTGTAGAGACAGATGAGTTCGTTACAGAAGAATTGTCTTTTACCTTATCTTTTGTTTCCTTCCGATAGGGCATATCCGCACTATCCTTATTTGCGATGGTATGATGCAATAAACCTATACTGTCTACCCATGCGGTACTATATGCCAGTGTGGTAGTCATGAACGACCGTTGATTTGCCGGGATTACATTCACCGACTTCTCTTCAGGCAGTTTCATTCTCCTGAGTGTATCAATGATCGCAGTTTTCTCTTGTTCCAATTGGACATTTTCCGTCCTCAGCTCTTTGATAAGGGCTGTAATGGAATCCAACCGTTGCCAGTCTATGCTGATGATAGCTTCCGGCTTAGAACTCCGGCATCCTGCCAGGAGCAATACGGCGAAAAAAATGTAAATTAACCGTTTCATACCTTTTTATTCTCTATTTTCAGGAATTCCTTGAGATAAGGAATCTTATCGACAAAAGCGAAAGAAACAACATAATACAGGAATGCAATCAGTGTATTGGCAGGCAGCAGGCTATGCAGGTTCTTGAAGATGTTCACCCCGTAAAAGTAGAGCAACGCATAAGTGATTGCAGATATACATTGCAAAGCTCCGGCCCTGTTATGTATCTTATCGCCCACAAAGAAGATGAAGGATATCAGCGCAAAATAGACCATGCCTTCTACAATACAGATGAATGCTTTCTTAAAGTTAAATCCCTCTTTATTGACTAAAATTCCACTAAGCAACCCAAGAATAAAATTAACTGCCAACACAACAAGTATTGCCATTATAATATCCTCGATCGGGTGAAAGTATGCTGCTATGGCAGCAACACTACATGCAAATAGATTCCTGATTGTATCCATCTTTATTTTACTCCTATTGATTTTAGCCAGGCAGGCACATCGAATGACGGGCAAGCCTTTGCGGCTAGTTGGTTATGTCCCACGATTTTCACCTCCGGAAAACGGCGGTGAAAGTCTTTCACGTAATTTTCAAGCGCACGGAGCTGTGCAGCAGTACGGGTATCCTTGGCATTCTTGTTAGTCTTATCCATCCCGCCTACATACACAATATGCCGGCTCACGCTGTTATATCCGGCCACACCATTTGTGATCTCCCAAGAGTCTACGTTGGCATCCTCGTTATTTTTAACGAGGCGCTCAACGAGGCCGTCAAGATGTATCATATCCGTGTAACCCACCTGCTTCCATCCACGTCCGCCCTTGCTTACCGGGCTGGTGTGCCATTTGCGGATTTCCGCGGACGTCACTTCACGACCTTCAGGTGTGGCGGTACAGTGGATTACAAGGTATTGCAACTTGCTCATTTCTGTTCGGTTTTAGCGTCCGGTTCCTTTTTTGCATCAGCTTCTGCCTTCGCTTTCTTTTCTGCAGCGAGTTTTGCAGCCTTTGCATCAGCTTCCGCCTTTGCTTTTGCAGCGGCAGCGGCTTTTTCTTCAGAGTCATCAAGGGAGGCAAGCCCCCTCTTGATTAAATTGTCGGCACGCTCATCTTCTAACTCCAGTTGTTGTCCGGGAGCATAAGAGATGCTCTCATCTTCCCGGTCTACGAAAGTTTTCAATACGATTATCTTTTTCATATCCTATTCCTCCTTATCCCGCTGTGGGCTGATTGATTGTTACAGTAGCTGTCTTAGTCACATCCTCAACCAGTGTGAGCGTGAGTGTAGCCGTCTTGGCTCCGGAACCTCCGGTATTGTCGGCCGCAGTAATGGTCAGATTCTTGCCGCTTTTTGCAACGGTAAATCCTGTACCTCCACTAACCTGATAGTCGGATGTTGCCTCTACCACAACTTGTGACATGCCACCGGCTGCAGGGAATGTTACCGTTGTCGGCACCGCCTGTATGGAAGGCACGTAAGCAGCCGAGTAGATTGCTCCGATGGCTTCTTGCTTTTTAGGCAACGCAATGAAGTAATGGCGGAAGTTGCATACACTTTCCTGCATGGTGGGATTAGTAGCCGCATCCGAGTAATAAAACTTCGTGGTACCGGTAGCCTTGAACATTCTTTTGGTATAGAATGCGATAGAAGCCTGATATTGTCCGGCAGAAGGAGTTCCCGTGAAAGCAATCTTTGCACCAGCATTGCTGTAATGCGGATTTGACATATATTCGTAAATCTCAAAGCTGTACATATTCAAAATCTTGCCTGTAGTATAGTTGTGATACTGGTCGGCAAACTTCTGGTCACACATCAACAGATCGGCAACGTGGTCGGAGCATAACACCAGGCGACGTCCGTCAATAGGTACGCCCGCTTCGTCGAAACGTTTTTTCAAGTTGATGATATCCGCACGGATAATACGGCGACGTCCATTGTCGTTGGCACCAGTAGTGGCAATAACCGGAGTTTTCGCAGTATTGGTTTGCGGGCCGAACGCATGAATCGCTTTCCTGTACTTCGAGATGGAGATGGACTCGCGATGCCGCTCAATAACGCTCTGCATCTTCGGATAAGAAATAGCCTTCAGTTCGTCATCAGTTACGCGGGTAGCTTCGGTCTGAAATTTATCCAGGCTAAGAGGAATATCCCCGTCTTCTACGCTAACCACCGGGATAGGATAAGTGGTGTTATTGATCAGTACGTTTGGATCGGCACCTATATCCACCAAGTGAATGATTTCATTTTCCGAGAATGCCGAATAATCCGGCAGTCCGTCCAGCCATGGAGCCTCATTATCCGCGCGAAGCTGTTTCACCATTTCGCCCGTCCACACTTCGGTATATACTCCGGCGGTTATGACCCCTTTGGGGAAGAAACCACCCATAAGGAAGCTGCCTCCTACGGCAGCCACGGCACCAATGGCAGGCAATACGCCGCAAAAGGCTGCCAGGATAAAGCCCATCACCGCATTGAAAAGAATGCCGCCGATTGCTTTTGTCTTTTTACTCTGTTTCATAAATTAATTTTTACGCAATTATACAATCTATTCCATACTCACCTTTATACAGTTTCTTGTATAGCGGCAAGTCTTTCTCTCTCAGTTCACCCCACTTTTCAGTAGGCACGTCGCTCAGCTTGGTAGCCTTGCTTAGTTCCAGTGATCCGTCAGGTTGGGCAGATGCACCGGCAGCGCCACCGATAATTTCGGTTGGTTTAAGCGGCTTTTGCATCAGGGAAAGTACTTCGTCCAATTTTCCGGCATCCATTTTGCCGAGTGCAATCATGCTTTCCTTTTTATCGGCAGGCAGACGGCCTTCCGTAATGGCAGCATCCACTTTCCCGGTAATTCCGGCAAGCTTTAGCGAGTCGAGCTGCGTTTTCAGTTCGGTAATTTGGGTATCCTTAGCCTGTATGCCAGCGGCAAGGGCAAGGACATCCGCTTCCGTGGCCGTATCTTTCAGCCCGAAAGCCAAAGCGATGGTTTTCAGTTCCATTTCTTCTTTGTCTTTATTAGAGTTATTAATGTGAAGGGATGGAATGTCAGGACAGTCGCCCCCTTCGGTTAGTTTCAGTTGTTTGCCATTATAGGCCAGTTGCAGGTTGTCATCGCCTCCTCCAATATCTACAATTGATATTTCTACCAATTTAGCTTTCGTTACTGTGGCCCGCGTCTGTCCGGGCAAAGCCAGATCTAACGATTCATCTACAGCTATTATGTCGAACCAGGGAGAAACCATTCGCAACGTACCGTTTTCCCATTTTTCTGCGATAGTCTTTTCAAAATCCGTTGTGGCCTTTATCTCTACTTCTCCGAGGATATCATCACCCTCTATACGGATATTGGCCATATTCCCTATCGGCAGCACTTCGTCTGTCGTCCCACGGAAGGCACGATTATGCATCCAGAGGATGATCGGATTACGCTTATATTGCTCCATATCTACGCCGGTTGTCAGCACGCGGGTACCGTAACTGTTTAAACTGCTATTACTTATTCTTACTGTCTTGCCCATAGGTTATTTCAATTACTTGTTTATCTCGAAATCGTGACAAACTTATCACTATAGGCTGCGGCATCAAAAAAACTATGTAATCCTTCCGCAGTAGTGTGTAAGTACTGTGTATTAGTCGGTAACCGTTCCCCCGTTTTTTCGTTTGCCACAGTCGTCTGCCCAACTTTGCCGTAAATCAATGTTTACGACTATGGCAAAAAAGGCAAACGGCGGCCAACAGGAGCTCGCCAAAATCTTATATATGTCCGGGCTTCAACAGGACGAAATCCTGCAAAAAGTTCCGGTATCCCGGCAGACGCTTAGCCGGTGGATCAACGCCAATGGCTGGAAAGAACAGCGGGCCGCAAAGACGATTACGCGCCCGCAACTCATCAACAGCGTATTGACATCTATCAGCAAGATGATGGAGGAAGCCAATAAACCGGGTAATGAGGATATGCTTGCCGGATTGGGTGATAAATTGATTAAAGCAGCTACGGCCATACAGAAACTGGAAAAGAGTTCCAGCGTGGTAGACCGCATTGATTCTCTCATCGACTTCGAGAACTGGTTGATGAAAAATCGGGAAAAATACCCGAATATTACCCCTGACATGATCAATCTGATTAACCGGCTACATTCGGATTACCTGAATAGTCAGTTCAGCGGCGGAGGCGCAGCAAAATGACCGAAGCGGATAAAAAATCAGCTTTGATACGTTGGCAGGAACACTGCAAGCGCGTGGCTACGCTGACATCACAATATGCGGAAGAATCGGAAGCGGAGAAACATAAGAACATAGCCCGCGCTCTGCGTGAGTATCCTTACTTCTGCAAACGCTACCTGAAGCATTATTGCGAGTGTGAGAATGCCCCTTTCCATAATTCCGCAGCCAAGTATATAGAAGAGCATTCTGAGTGCCGGGCCGTCTTCAAATGGCCGCGCGGACATGCAAAATCCGTACACTTGGATATCGGTATTCCGTTATGGCTCAAGTTTAAAAGTATGCTGCATGTCATGGTATTGGTTGGCAAAAGCGAAGACGCTGCCGACACACTGCTTGGCGACCTTCAGGCGGAACTCCAATTCAATCAGCGTATTATTTCCGATTTTGGCGAGCAATATAATTCCGGCATGTGGCAGGAAGGTGAGTTTGTCACGCAGGACGGCAGCGCATTCTTCAGCCGTGGTCGCGGACAATCTCCGCGTGGACTCCGCTTCCGGGAAATGCGTCCGGACTATATCATAGTAGATGACCTTGATGATGACGAGATGTGCCGCAGCGAGGCACGTATCAACGAAATGGAGAACTGGATAAAAGAGGCTCTTTTTGGCTGTTTCGGTGGCAAGGACGGGCGCTTTATCATGGTGGGTAACCTTATTGCCAAGAATTCCGTACTACAAAAGATTATCGACAGCCCCACGGTGCACACCAGCTCTGTCAATGCCATTGACAAAAACGGGAATCCGGCATGGCCTGCCTGCTATACCATAGAAAAGCTACGCGACCGTGAGCAGTTCATGGGTTACCGTCGCTTCCAGAAGGAGTATATGAACAATCCCATCACGGCAGGGGCAGTCTTTCAAAGCCGATGGATACAGTGGAAGCGGATGCTACCTCTGAATCAGTATGAATCCATTGTACTCTATATTGACCCTTCTTTCAAATCCAGCAGCCAAAACGACTACAAGGCCGCCAAGATGTGGGCACGCCCGAAAGCCGGACTAAAGACGGCAAGCCACAACGAGCTTCACCACCTGCGGGCGTTTGTACGCCAGTGCAGCGTGGGAGAAATGGTTCGCTGGGTGTATGACCGCTATGCCGAACTGCCTGAAGACGTGGTGATGATGGTGTACATGGAGGCCAACTTCATGCAGGACACCATCCTCGATGAATTTGAGCGCGAGGGCAACATTCGCGGATGGCAACTACCTATCACCCCGGACAAACGCAAGAAGCCGGATAAGTTTGCCCGTATCGAGGCGGTGAGTCCGCTATGGGAACGCGGCTTCGTGTGGTATAACGAGGCGCAGAAAGATGATGTCGACATGAAAGTCGGTATTGATCAGACGCTGGCCTTCGAGAAAGGCAGTCGTGCCCACGATGATGCTCCTGATGCGGATGAAGGAGCCATCTATAAACTACAGAAGCAAATCCGCGAAGAATCGTTCACCCCGAGTTTCGGCCGTCGGAACTCCTCTAAATACAATTGGTAACATGGAAAAGAAAAGTTTATTCTATCGCCTGGCATGGTTTGTCGCTAACCTTGACAAAATGGTAGCCGGTCAATACCGGAAGAAACGGTTTGATAAGCGGCTGAAAAAAGCGAAGAAAGAAGCCCTTGACCGTCAGGCTCAAACAGGACGTAAACAGTATGTAATTGTCATGCGTGGCTGTCCGCGCGTCATCAGCAAGCAGCAGATTCAGGTACTCCTTCGTCGGCGCTACTTCAAGAAAGGTACCAGCATTCAGGATATTGAGAAGATGGCACTATTCGTCACAGAGACTTTTTCAAAGCCATCTTATAAAGACACAGAGGAACATCACGTGCTGTTCGGCAATAAAACGATGACAGGAGGATTTTCATGGTAACCTTTATCAACACAGAAGATTACATAATGATCGGCACATCTGCGTTGGAAATCGTGCAGCAGGCCGATGCCGGCAACCGTGAAAATGCGGAGAAGGAAGCCATAGAGGAAGTGGCGGGTTACCTGCGCGGCCGGTATGACGTGGATGCCATCTTCTCCGCCACCGGAGAGGAACGTAACAAAGTGATCGTAATGCGCTGCTGCGATGTGGCACTTTATCACCTGGTGTCCAGTCGTAACCAGCGGCAGGGCATGGAGATACGGAAAGAACGCTATGAACGCGCCATCAAATGGTTGGAAGATGTGCAGAAAGGCAACATTATGCCGGACTTGCCTACACCCGTAGGGCCGGACGGCGAACAGGATATACTTAACCCGATCCGCTTTGGATCAGAAAGGAAGAACAGTTATGGCTGGTAAGAAGAGTGCAATGGAACTGAGCGGCAGCCCGTCCGAAAAGATGGCATCCGGGCACCGCACAAGAACAAGGATAACGGACAGCGAAGTTCCCGTACGGGTAACTTCCGGCGGCAAAATGTCGCTGGCCCAACAGAACAAAGTCCGCAAACTCATTGTGGAGCTGATGCAGCAAACGGAGATGCTCACCAAGAAGGATATTGCGGACTGGCGTAACGCCTGGCAGGCGGCCATCAATGTAGAGTTTCCCCGTCGCGCACGGCTGTATGACATCTATACCGATGTAGAGGTAGACCTGCAAGTGACCGGTGCCATCGGGCAACGAAAGAATATGGTGAAGCGTAAGGCCTTCAAAATTGTTGATTCCAAGAGTGGTGAGGAAAAGCCGGAAATTACCGAAATGTTCGAACGGCCTTGGTTTAAATCATTGATGAACATGGCTCTTGATACTCCTTATTGGGGTCACTCCCTGATTGAACTCGGCAACGTGATAGACGTGGCAGGCGTGCCCGGCTACGATGCCGTACGCCTTGTGCCCCGCAGGCATGTGATGCCGGAGTTCCATGTCATTGTCAAAAATCCATTCGATGACCAATTGGCAGGTTATGATTATCGCGATCCGGCCATGTACAACTGGCTCATTGAATTAGGTGGAGAGCTTGATCTTGGCCTCTTCCTGAAACTGGCTGTGCAGACCATACCCAAAAAGAACATGCTCGCCTTTTGGGATCAGTTTGGCGAAATCTTCGGTATGCCTATCCGGATTGGCAAGACTACCAGCCGCGACCCCAAAGAACATGCCAAAGTGGAAAATATGCTTTCGTCCATGGGGGCTGCCGCCTGGGGACTCTTCCCGGAAGGTACGGAAATAGAAATCAAGGAAACCACTCGCGGAGATGCTTTCAATGTCTACGACAAACGACTGGATAAGGCGGATGCCTATATAAGTAAGGGGATCCTCAATCAGACTATGACTATAGATAATGGCTCATCACTCTCACAAAGCCAGGTACATCTTGAAATATTCAAGCAGGTAGTGGATACCGATGCGGACAACATCCGGGATATGATTAACTATCAGCTACTCCCGCGTATGGTGTTGCATGGCTTCCCCGTGAAAGATTGCCGCTTCGATTGGGATGAGGGCGTGGAATATACGCCGGAACAGCAGGTAGCCTACGAGCGGATGATAGGCGAAAAGTATGAGATAGACCCGGAATATTTCATTCAGAAATACAACATACCTATTCTTGGCCCTAAAAAGATAGAGGCACAACCCACGCAGCTGAAGAATTTTTTCGACTAAGCCCTGCCGATTACGCAGGGCTGCACGAACGGGCGCAGCTACTCTATGGGATTGACATGCTAAAATTGGCGGCAGAGGATAAAGCGGATGAAGAAGCGTATGCCTTTTTTAAACTGCTGAGCCGCAAATGGCGCAAAATGATGGAATGGCTGCACGGACAACAACCGCAGGAATTTAAGCCGGAAATGCTGAAGGAGCCTGCCGTAGTGGAATTTATAGACGCTACGACAAAGGTACTCAATGATGCCGTGGACGAAGGTCTGAAAGTTGTGCCATTGGATGAAGTCAGTGTGCAGCGTTTGCAAGAAAGCAACTTTGTTTTCAGCGGCTATAAGACGTTCCATGAGCTGAATGAAGCATTCCCTTCATTGCTGGACAAAGACGGGAGTATCAAGCCCTTTGAACACTTTCTGAACGATGTGCAGCGCATTAATACAGACTATAACAAATACTACCTGAAGGCTGAGTATAATTTTGCTGTACAAAGCTCTTTAATGGCCGCACGATGGAAATCATTCAGTCCGGATAAGCGTTACAACCTGCAATACCGGACGGTTGGTGATGAGCGTGTGCGTATCAGCCACCGAGCCTTGAACAGAATTACGCTGCCAATGACCAGCAAATTCTGGGATTGGTACTTTCCTCCCAATGGTTGGGGCTGCCGGTGCACAGTTGTGCAGGTACTAGCAAAGAATTATATAGTGTCGGATGAGCGTGAAGCCATGAATGCGGGCAGTCAGTCTACGGCAGGTAAGCATCAGGAGATGTTCCGCTTTAATCCGGGGAAACGAATGACTACATTTCCGGCTTACAATCCCTATAGTGCAAAGGCTTGTGCCGGATGTGAATATAAACGCACTAAGAATCCGAAGAATGACCAATGCGCAGCCTGCAAAGTCATTCAGGAACTGGCGGGATATACCGTACATCCGACCACGAACGGAACGGTACGCATACATGAGCACCACGGCAAGAATGAAAGGGATGAGAATTTGAACATTGCCACATATTTGGCCAATAAATACGGTTATGACATTGATTTGCTGGAAAATATAGAGGGCAAGAAGAGTGCTGATTCCTATAACCGTACTCTTGGCGTTCAGCAGGAATACAAGAAGTCTGAAACGCCAACAAGAAACAGTATAGACAGGTTGCTACGGGATGCCAAGAAGCAGGCCGGAGACATTGTTTTATCCATTGAATCGGATATTGAATGGGAAGATTTGACGGCGGCCCTTCGTCCACGGGTGAAACGCAGCGATAGTATTTCTTATGTTACGGTTATTCGTGACGGGAAAGATCATAGGTACAGCAGGGAGGAAATCCTTTCGGAGGGCTTTAAAATACATCAGGCAGACCTGACGTAATCAAATCTGCCTGAGGGGGGCTCCCGGCCTTTCGGCTTGAAACCGATGCAAATATAGGTTTAAATCTTTAATTATCAAAAGATATGGCGAAATTAAACATTGACATGCCCCAATTGATAGCTCAATGCCTGAGTGATATTCAGATTAAACTATCGGATGAGTTCGACCGGAATTTTGAGCGTCAGGCATTCTTCTCTGAAAAATGGAAACGCCGACGTTATGATTCGGATCCGGAGCGAGGTATACTTACGCAATCAGGTGCATTAAGGCGGAGTATTATTTCCAAAGTGGAGGGCCGCAGACTTATATTTACGAGCTCAATGCCTTACAGCAAGATACACAATGAGGGCGGTGCCATCACCGTCACGCAGCGAATGAAGGGATATTTCTGGCATAAATACAAGGAAGAAACCAAACGTCTGAAAGGTAAGGCAATGACCGAAGAAGGGGCCTTTTACCGTGCAATGGCTTTAAAGCGCCGCGGCAGCAAGATTCAGATACCCCGGCGTATGTTCCTGGGCAAATCCCCGGAAGTGGAAAAGATAGTCCGCGAAGTGGCGGAAGATTGTTTAGCAGAGTATTTTAATCACGTTCAATTTACATTCAAATGAGAAAGCAAATATTTAATACCCTTATTGCCCAGCTCAAACGGGCAGTGTATGATGCCGACGGCAAGTTTCGTATTCTGACTGATACCGAACTAGCGACCGCGCAACAGGCGGAAGCTGCCGGAGGCGAAAAAATAAACTATGTGTTCCTGCATTTCGACCTGTGGAACCACAACGTTGAATTCATTGATCAGGAAGACCAGTGGAATACGCCCGCCGTATTTTTCGACTTTCAGGACTTAAAGTATGACACCGGACAGGGAGTCCGCCGTGCCAACTTCGTGGTGCATCTGCACATCGTGTCGAGCGTGGAATTCCGATACAACGGACAGGATGAAGCAAACAGCCGGTTTGACTTGCTCGACCTGCCTTATAAGCTGCTGCACTTCTACAATGGAAGCGGCCTGTCCGGAGTGACACACCTGGGCAGCCAGACCAATAATGATCATGAAGAACTGGTGGAAAGCATAGAGAGCTTCGGCGGTTTTGCGGTGGGCTAATTGAAAAGTGACATCTGTAGTTCCTGTTGCTGGGCCTGTACTTTGGTGTCGGCACTGGCGTTAATAAGATTATAAAAAGTCTTTTCACACATGGGATAGACGGGCCAGATATAGCGGCGCAGAATTTCGCGGTTGGAAAGCCCGGACTTTTCGTGCTCTTCGTAAATGCGAATCACCTCGCTCACGCGGTGTGCGTACATCCTGCCAACTATCTTATGCCGACTTTTCTTCATGTTACCCTGATTTCCCTGATTGATTGATACAAAAATAAATGTTTTTACAGATAAAAACCAAAGAAAAAGCCGCTATATATGTTATAACGGCTTTTTATATCCTCTTTTTACGCTTAACTTTTCAAAATGCCCGGATATATAACACACTTTCCACCATCGCTCATCTATTCTTTTTGCAGCCTTACGCCGGATGGCATAAGTTGAATATTGCCTAAGAAAGCCTAAATATGAGTTCATGCTGCAAGCAAAATCAACGGCGTGCGATTCTACATATCCTTCTTTATCGGCCAAACGGTTAAAGCGTTCTATGGCAGAAAAGAAGTTGCCTACTGTCCGGTTAGATACATATTTTCTGCCACTTTTCAAAACGGCACCAATGAACTTAACTCCATTCTTATAATTTTGGAGATATATTTTATCCGGATGTAGGATTAATCCAATAGAAAGGAGATAGCCTTTGATTTCTGATATTGCATTTACTAGAAATTCCTTATCCGAAGATACTACATAGAAATCATCCACATACCTGCCATATTCTTTATATCTCTCTTTTGCCCAGTGGTCAAACCGGTTAAGATAGAAATTTGCCCATATTTGTGACGGGAGATTGCCAGGAGCCAGGCCAAATCCTCCCGGTGTTGTGAATAGACTCTTATGCCGTGGTATATTATTCCATTTGATTCGGGGTGAGCGAAAACGGCAATTGACCGTCGGATCATTGTCAAGTGTGATCTTCGATAGATAGAGTAGCGTTTCGATATCTTCCCCCGTATATGAAGTCCTGATGAATGCTTCGAGGTTTTCCCAAAGCAAAGTCTTGTTGATATACATAAAGAAGCTTCTTATATCAAGCTTCAATATCCAGCAGTCTGAAGAATAACCTTTGGATACCCGACGGATGCTTTCATGCAGTAAATTAACTCCGCAGCTCGTACCTTTACCTTTTCGGCAGTTAGTGGTTTCGTCAATAAATTCCTTCTCAAATAAAGGGATTAGCCGCATACCTATATAATGATGTACGATGCGATCCCGAAAGGTGGCGGCAAATATTTCACGCTTGACGGGTTTGTTTATAATGGAAGCGGTGCTTTGACCGGGCGAGTACCGTATTTCAACAATATCTCTCCACAGGTCAAAGCACCTTTCCTCATAATTCACCTTAAAAGCGAGAGCAGCATCACTATTGCCTTTGCCTTTTCTACAATTAAAATAAGCCTCAAGAATATCACATAGAGTAATGTCGGATTGATTATCCATCTTATAATTATAAGTAAAGCGGAAACAGGACGAACCCTATTGTTGTTGTTTTGGTTGTTGTTGTTCCTGTTACCATTGTCCCAATTGAATACATATTCTTGCTATCGCTAACTTAGTCTTAACTCCTTTCGAAGTGGATAGCCCTTTTCTCATAAATATTGCTCACTCCGCTATACCTTAATATAGCGAATTCCGGCTTTCAGACGGTTGTCTGTTTTTCCAAGCGGATATCTGTTTACCAATTCCGACAATCATAGCTGTGGTTGTGGCTGTCTGCTTCAAGGTGATAATTCTTTTCTCTGTACTTAACCTCAGCAAGACTTTCAGGAGTTCAAACTTCACTTGAAAGCCTTGCAGGTACTTTTTCCGAGTGATTGGTTCCGTTGTCATATTGGCGAGTTGGATATATTCAAATAAATCCAGCGATACGTTAGTGATTTTCTGCCCGATGGTATATTTATATGCTTTCGGGAAATTCATTGTGAGGTCAATCAGATAACTGACCAGTCTTTCCGTATCTTTCCAAACTTGAGTATCAGAAGCAATCATATCGTTAAAGTGTTAAAATGTTAAAGAGTAAAGCCGGAAACAGGACGAACCCTAATGTTGCTGCTTTGGTAGTAGTCGTTCCAGTTACCATTGACCCAAATGAATACAAAGTTTGTTTTATCGCCTCTTCGGGTAGACGACCAATACCATGTATCAGATAACGGTTTCTTTTCCGATATTACCAACGCAGCGGTGAGCATGGCTCTATGCTCATACATCATCTGTAGTTCTCCGAGCGTAGGGATATGCCAACTATTTCCAAGCATATTTAATGCAAGTACTTCTTTTGCCACTTCACTACCGATATCAGCAAGCTCCTTCGTATTTCCCAATCCGTCAACATCGGTCAAGGCTTTATCAATGCTATCATACTTTTTCCCTGTTTGGCTATTATTCCAATCAAGCAATTGTATATATTCATCTTTAATGTCTTCCGGAGCAATAGCCAAAGCCTGTCCGTTCTTTATGATAACCGCACATACGGCTATTTCTTGCCCTTCATAAATTCCCCAAAATTTCGGCAAAACAAATTGTTTGCTTTTGGTGTAGATATAAACGCCATTAGTAACTTGCGCTTTTGAAAAAATACTTTTTGATTCCATAAAATTATTGTTAAAGAGTTAATTGTTAAATTGTTAGAGAAGAGCGGAAACAGGACGAACCCTACTGAAGCTGCTAAGGTAGCTGATGCCCCTGTTACCAAGGCCCCAATCGAATACATAGTGTGATCTTTCTGAATATCTTGTAGAAGTCCAGTGCCATTCATCCGGCATCTTATCCCCAGCCAAAGACAGACATTCGTCCAACTCATCTTTATACTCACACATCAATTGCATTTCCGACATGGTTGGTAGATACCATTCTTTACCGAGCATTTTACAGAACTTGGCCGCCGGGCTGTCAAGTTTAAGAAGTTTTTCCGTATTGTCGTAACCTTCATTATCTTTAAGAGCGCGTTGATACGTCTCATATATCTTTCCCGGAAGAGTTTTATCCCGCTCCAAAAGCATAAGATCGTCGGAGCCCTTGAGAGCAACAACTAAGCGCTGACCTCCTTTAATAATGGCAACTCCCTTAACAGTTACAATGGGGTTACATACCTTAAAAGCCTTTGGAGTCCACAAGCCCCCATCATCTGCATAGAGGTAAACTCCATCCGGAGCCGATTCTTTCGTATATACGTCTGATTCATTACGTTCTAAATCAGATGTCTTTTGTACGATAGTAGATAGCTCAGCCATACCGTCGCAAGCATTTGCATAAATGCTTAAATTCAGGTTTTGAATAATAATGTCCATAATTTTAAAATAAAAGGGTTAATTGATTTTCTTAATCTTTAGTATAAAGCTTGCAGCCCGTTTTCTCTTTTGCCCGAAGGAGGAAGGTAGCCGCTTCGTCGGAATCAACCACAAGCTTTATACCGACCAGTCCTTCTGTTTTGGGCTTGAAAAATAGCAGGCTGCAAGGCTGTTCATAGTAATTCCAGTAATAAATAAAATCCGCCAGCCGGAAGGAATCTATTTGTACTATATAATTTACTGGTATTCGTTGCATGGCTATCCGGGAAAGATCATTTCGTTAAAAGCGCGTTCTTCGTCAATCTCACGCAGGATAAGTTGCTGTTCTATTTCCGGCCAACCGGGAAAGCCACCGAAGTTTTTGTCATCTATATAGATGTCAGCATATACTTTGCGGTTATTACCCCCATGTTCGGCAATGTTTTCAGGATGATTGTCATTTATACGATCGAACGGGATATCATGCCCTGCAAGCCAATTAATAGCCTCAAGCAGGTTGTCTCCTGTGCGGCATGTCCAGATAATAATGTAGTGGCCACGTTCATGCAGCTTGCGGATCACTTCACCCGCATATGGTTGCTCACCCTGTATCAACGGATATTGGCTCCGGACAATTGTTCCGTCAAAATCTATAGCTATGATCATAATTAAACTGAGGTAATAGTGAAATAAATCAAGGTCATGATAAAGATTATGAATATTGGCAAGAGGCAACCACTGCATCCTCCCGAAGGTTCACAACATAGCTTATCTATTCCATTCTTTTCTTCCATATCATTCTTCTTTTTGAACTAAACAAGGGAACACATCCATAATTGCCGTTTCGGCGACAGAGCAGATGATGTAATCTGCCATAGTGCCTTTCATCCCGGCATCCAGCTTCTTGACCGCGTCTCGCAAATCAGCGGCTTGTACAAGCACATGAACGGTAGTTTTCTTTTCCGCTCCGCTCTTTTCGTCCAGCGTAATAAACGCCATCTTGCAGTTGAACCAACGGTCGGCGGCTTCCTCTTCGCTAGAGAACAATTCGCTGTAGTTAGCACGTTTGATATCCGATACTGTAAACTCTCCGGAGATGAACGGGGTGATCTCCTCGATTATNCGNGCCTCTGCCTCGGTGAAGCTAAGCGCATCCACCAGGTAAGGTTCGGTCACCTTCTTGTTCATCCCGTTCTCCATTGTTTTCTCGTAACGGACTTTGCATTCGAACCAATTGTGCATTGCCATTACATTGCAGATAAAGAAAGTGGCAAAGTCTCATAACCCTCTTTGTCACCTCTGATCTCCACCTGTATGAATTGACAAGATGGCACCGGGCGATAGGCGTTTTCTATAATGGCAATTCCTTCAAGGAAGCGATCATTACCACTTTTGGACGCTAGTTTTTTTAATTCCAATACTTTGTTGGCCTTTAGCGCACCCTTATTGTTTTTCGCAAGCAGCGACATAACCGTTTCTACTAAAGCTGCTGAGTTCTCATCCTTAGCCAACGTAGCCAAGTATTCCTTCACGATCTCAATGCCTGATTCAACAGTGTCGTCCCATCCTTCATTTACCCGACTACCAAGTGTAAGGCGAAACGAAGCATCAGCTGTGGTAAATGTGTCACTTTTCCGATCTCCTTTCGTTTTAAACAGCTCATTCTTCATTTGAATGACCGCTCCGAATTCTTGAAACACTTCCTGTTTTACACGCATCATTTCAGCGGATAGCAATTGTAACTTCTTGACGGATGTCTCCACCGTCTTATCTACCAACTGCTTGTACGCTTCTTTCTGTTGTTCTACCAGTGCCTTTTCAGCACGTTCCTCTGCAACAAGCTCTTGCATGAGCTTTGCTTTTTGTTCTTTGGTTAAATTCTTTAAATTCATAATCTTCTATATATTATTAGTTATGCGTTTTTAATATGTTCAACCACTCCGTTTTCATCAGGTTCCCCCCATTGACGCCCCTTGTTTGTCTCAAGCTTATTAAATGCCACTGTAACCAAATCATCAGCATCATACCCCATGTGTGTAGCGCAATCAAGCAATAACATAAATACGTCGGCGATCTCTTCACCAACGTTCTCCATTTTTACTGATATGTCCTTAGATTTATCTTCACTAAAAAAATCCGACAAAGCACATATTAATTCTTCGACTTCTTTTTTTAAATGGTAAGATATTGGCAAGGAGCGTTCATGAGAGAATATCCCTTCATTAAATTCTTTATCCGACCATTCACTTATTTCATTCATAAGCGATTGTAGCCTTTCTAATCCTTTCCTATTCATTTGTTTTTTGTAATGTTAGTATGTGATTTTATACTTCTTATCGGTATTGCTACGTGCGTTCTGCTCGGCTTTCTTCAGTTCCGGCTTTTGCTCGCCTGTCAATTCCCTGTATTCCATTTCGAGGCAGTCATAGCGTCGAAGTTCTGCATGATATGCCGCCACCTTGGAATCATATTCTGTACCGGAGGCCGCTGTATTTTCATATAGCCAATCCGAAAGGGCAGACAGGCGCTCCCCACTTTCCTGTAGTTTCTGCTCTATAGATGCTTTCCTTTCTTTTTTAATTACAGGTATATCCATCTTGTTTCTCTTTTTTTAGTTGCTCCACTTCTTTCTTCAGGTAGTAGACGTTCCGCCCGTAGACGCATGGCGTCAATAAGCCTTCTTTGCAATATCTCTTTACCACATTTAGCCCTATGCCAAGCAATGCGCAAGCCTGACGCTGGTTAATCATATTCTTGGCTGCAAACGGTTTAGGTAATATCTCACGATCTGATTTTATACGCTTTTCCAATTTCAGGATGCGCTGTTCCTGGTCATCAAAGCGCTTCATCAAAGTGTCAAATTCTTCCTTGGAAAGCGTGATTGTATTTGCCTTTTCTGTAACGTCCTGTACAACCGGTATAATGGCTTTGTAATCCGGTATTAAATCTTCTATGGCAAGTTTTCCGGCAATATATTGCGCTGCTTCACGAGCCGCAAAGTACAAAGCTTCGTCTTTATTTTCTTCACCTACGTTCACCACGTAAGTTTTAAAGACTTGGCTTTCGGTCATTTTAGTAGAGATAACTTTTATCTGTTCTGCGGCAATTTGACCTCCCTTATCTTTCAGGTAGGAGATGGCTTGATTGATTTCTGATGGACTTCTCATGTGAATATACCTCCATTAATCTTTGTTATCTTCTTCTTTACGTGCAATCGCTTCAAGTTGGCGTTTAAGGTCTGCCAACTCATCAAGAGACATCTGGGCGATGTTTTTTCTGGACTTGCTCCGGCTGCGTGCGAACACGTTCAACTTTGCAAGGTTCATTTGTTTTTCTTCCTCTGTATCAGAGCTAAAGCCCTTATTCAAAAAGGAGATGTCGAAAGACAGTGCATAAATGGAGCGACAAAGCTTGGCGCCTTCCTTACGTCGATATTCGCGTAGACGTTCATCTTCCTGTACATTTAGCCGGGAGATCAGTGCGCGAGCTTCATCAAAACTCAACTCTTTGCTGGAAGAAGTACGACCGGAAGTGAACGAATAGATCATGCTATGCCTAGCCTCTTCATTTAGCCTGGCGGTGTGGCAGGCAGCGTGCAATGCACGGAGCTGCAATGGTGTAATAGGCTTATTCTTCGTTGTTTTCATAATTATCAGGTGTTTCTCCCCAATATTTTGGAGCTTTGATTTTGTCAATATTATAATGCCCGACAGGCCCGATAAAGCGACCTTTTGAAAAGGCTCGGAAGCCTTCGACACGAATCTTTAGTGTAGCATCATACATCACGCTCTTTGCTGCACGGCCGTTGGGTTGTTTGCCGTCTGCATGACTAATGAATATCAGTAGTTTATTCCGGTTGGACTCCTTAAATTCAATATACTGCTTGTAAGACATCTGGGTATATTGGAAGCTGTCAATGAAGACAATGTCCGGGGCTTTTTGCCGATGTAGCCGGATGTTCAACTGTTCCATTGGTTCGGCATCCAGCAGTAGGAATCGGCGGTTGACCTCCATCATTCCACAACGTAGCATAGTGTTCCGCATAGTAAGGCTGGAGCCCTCTTCAAGACTGTTGTAGGCCACACGACCATACTTGCACAACTCCTTTGCTAATTGCATGGCGAAGGTTGTCTTTCCGTTGCCACTGTCGCCCCAAATAAACCACACTCCACGACGTTCCGGTGTGCTGAAAGCATCCTTAAATGCCCCCTCAAACGGGAAAGTATCGTATTTCATTCTAAGCACTTCGCGGACACCGCGGGCGTTCCGGGCAAAAGTGCGTATATCATTCTCCATCGTTACCCTCCTTTTTACGGTTCTCAATGGCGCGTTTGCAAGCGTGTATTTTGCGTTTAACCCGTCGTAAGTCAAACTTGGCAGTGGCAGCGTCAGCAATCACCTTCTTAATCTCTGTCTCGTTGGTCAGGTCATTCGCCTGACAGATGGCATAGATGTCATTCTGTGTGGTATCGTCGACATCGAAAAACTTCCTACCTATACGACTGTCCACTTCCTGGTATCCTTTTTTGTTGTAACGAAGGCCGGACTCCATACGACGTTTTATATGGCTCGTGCTTAGGAAGATAATGCCGGATCGGTTCTCCAGTCGGTTGTAGATGTTTATAAAATAGGTAAATACGCTGTCAGTCAGTTTGTCGGCTTCATCAAACACCAGCAATGGATTGTTGAGGAATTGAATCATCTGAATGGCATATTCCAATATATCACGCAGGTTGGTGCTATCTGTCGGCGCACCTACCTGTTTGGCTATCTCGCGGACAAAATCACCGCGACGCATATCCTCGCTGCAAAGGATGTAAAACACATGCTTGTGCGTACGACGGTACTCAATGGCAGCTGTTGTCTTTCCGCACCCAGCATCTCCAACCACCCACGTACAATTTTTATACAGCTGCGCATCACTCATTGCAAAGGTTATTTCACGGAAGGCAGTGCTTTCATGAATTTGCCAACGATCAAAGTTAAACCCGATCTGCATGGCAATACGCGTAAACATATCGTCCGAGATGTTGGTGTACTTACTATTCAGTATTTGGCTAATTGTAGCTGATGATACCCCGGAGAGAGATTCGGCTGCACGGTTGGTACCTCCATAGTTGTCGCGATACGCACTCAGTGCGTCACGAACTTCATTTTTTAATTCATTGGTAAACATTGTTTGGATATTGTTTAAATGGTTCTTAAATGCTGGTTAAAACTTGCCATATAGGTCATCATACGTCATGTTGGAGACTGCTTTTGTATATTCTCCGGTGGTGGAGTAGTCCACTATTACAATTTCCGCCTCTTCTTTGCGTGGCAATTGTAGCGGAGATTTCAGTTCTCCTCGTTCAAACTTCTCACGCGCTTCCTCCATTTCCTTCTTGCTGACATTTTTCGGTTTGGGTGTGGAAAGTCCGTAGTATTCAGCGGCAATCCTTTCGTCTATATCGAAGCGTTCGCCGTCCAATTGGATGGCTGCCATAATTTCTTTGCTACGATCAATCGTGCGACGCATGAAGCTGCTTTCTTCCGGCGTACGTTCCTGTGTGGCACGGCTGATGGTGACCTTTGGAGTGGCAACGGCCGAAAATTTTAGGCCGGATGCGGTCGGTTCCAACAGTTCAATGTGCGTCATATCCATTGGGTCATACATAATCTGGAACTTGCGTCCCGTGTTGCGGAGTGCCCAAGCATCATCACGCAACCCGTCACGCCCATACACGTCATAATGGTATTCCGTCTTGTTAATCTCCACCGTAATGCCTTGATTGGTGTAGGTGTTGGTGTTCTTTGAGGTGAGCCAGAACATTTGAACTTTATCAAGCTCGGTAATGGTAGGCGTTTCTGGATTTTCACTCATACGATACATTTCCGCACGTGCCATGCCTGTTGCCGGATGTGCTAAACCATTCCACTTTTCACGGCATTTACGATAAACGTCCATTACTTCATCCAGTGTTGGCAGTGCATAGGCATTTTCTTCAATAAATTCCATGTTAGGCTTACTATTCAGCTTCTTTGTTGTTACATTCTGACCTGTGAAATACCATATTTCATGCAGTACCTGCTGTTGGAAGCGACCGAACACATTCTCAATGGTTTTGCTCGGTCCGTTGTATGGCATAGTAGGTTTGTGTAACCGACATATCTTATCAAAGAAACCTTGTGTTACCAGCTTCTTGTGTCCGCCCTGGTTATCGGTTACAATTTCATACGGTTTATGTCCGGCAAATTCTATAGCCATACGATAAGCCCTGTACTGATTGTCAAATGCTTCATTCGGTGCGATATCATAGCCAAGCAATGTCTCGCTAAAAGCATCCATAACTTCATAAACCGAAGTTGTGCACATCTTCCCAGCCTCATTTTTATAGTATAGGTTAACTTTGGTGCCATCACCGTACCATAGGGCATCACGCATTTGTGGAAGCTCAGTTTTTTGTATGGTGCTATATTTGGATTTCCAAGCCTGCATACCGTATACAGCAGCATACCACATCGGCATATTGGAGGGGTCATACAGGAAGTTACGAAGGGTAACAGGCGACTTAATGATGTTCAGCCCGCGTTCCACCGCCTGGCGGTTGTATTCCTCGAAGAGCTGTGTCTCAGTATAAATAGGGAACTTGCTACGGCGAAGCTTGAGGATAAGCCGCGCCTCTTCACCGGAAATCTTACGGGCCACCTGGTTGCCGGAGTTCTTGTTAACGAGGCAGGAATAACCCTCACGCTTGTACGCGTTAAACTTTTGGCGTAATCGTGCTTCATTTTTGGGTAAATTATGTTCATAGGATTTGCGAAGATTCTCACAAGTACCAATAACGGCATTCCAAGTCTCTTTAGGCAGATAGCTGCCATGTATTTTATGATCCGCCTTCATCGCTTTCTCTACGCGTATCATTTCGTTCAGAACTTGAGCGGTTAAGACATATTCCTGTTGGCGCTCTATTGATATAGTCGGTTGATATTCCCGGTAAAACTTCACCGCGACATCATCCGATTGTATGGTACAACTCATATATTTTTTGATTAATTCTTTTTCAGAGTCGGGATTTTTTTTCTGATACTCTTCTTTCAGATCAGACGGCAGAGAGACATAGTCTATCAAAGCTCCACGTCCCCGGCAACCACGCCGTACTACGTTGATAATTCCGTTTCTTACTTTCTTCTTATAGGATGGCTCGCTAATGATGCCACTACCTACCAGCTCATCGTAAGTCACGCATTGTATTCTTCCGTATAGTTCCATGTTCAGATAACTTTTTCAATTTGCGCAAGCCCCGGCATCGAACCAGGGCGAAAGCCGCCGTTAAGCTCTTTTCGTGCTGTCCTCTTCTTTCTTTATGTCCTCACTAAAGAGAGAAATCGCAATTACCACAACCAATGCCACGATAAGGAAGGCACTGTTATACTCTGCCGGAGTTGCCTCGCTTTGGCAGCCCAACCAAAAGCCGTATATCATGCCCACGGCAATGGCCACCTTCTGAATCGTTCGTAAAAGTTTCATATCTATAATTTTAAAGTGTCATTTGTTTTTCCATTACAACCGCCTTTACAACTTCTCCTTTAGAGTTCAGCACCTTGACAGTGCGAGGTGTTTCCTCAACCTCTATTTTAAGCATCCGCCCTCCGTTTTGTAAGGCAGCCTCACGAATGCGGGCAGCATTGGCACTATTCCGTTTGTAACTAAGTGCCTGACTAACGTTCTGTATGCTGACTCCAAATAGCGTAGACAGCTTTGCCTTACTTGTGGCATCTAATTCAATTTTCCTTCTAATCATATTCTGCGTATTAAATTATTCCCTATATTTGGTGCTGTTTCAATTAAACATGGTGCAATATTAGGAAATATCCTATTAACCACAAAGAAAAACTTAGGATATTTTCTATTTCATATAATAATTTAGAATATTATCTATGATTTTAGAACGAATAAAGGAGTATATTGACTCTAAAGGCATCTCAATAGCTGCTTTTGAAAAGAGCATTGGTATGGGAAATGCTTCTTTTGGAAAATCCTTAAAAAATAGTGGAGCTATTGGAACCGATAAATTAGAAAATATCCTAAGAGTGTATGGAGATATTAATCCAATATGGCTTCTTACGGGAAATGGCCCTATGCTTAAATCGCAAAAAGAATACGAGACCAAGAATGCGCTACCAATGATGGTCGCAGAGTCTCAAGCCGAGCATATTGAATCCAACGAAACTCTTATGTATAAGATGTATAAAGAAAAGGACGAAGAAAACAAGACCTTGCTAAAAGAAATAGGCCGCCTAGAAGAAAGGTTGAAAAGGTGTGAGTCATCTGTCCCAACTGCCAAGGCTGTTTCTTCCGCGAAATCGCCCTCAAAGAAAAGGCCTGCAACCTCTGCCAGTGTCCGATCAAACGAATAATAACTAAATCAAATTAATAAGATGGAGAGAATCATATTCACGTTAATTATCAGTCTGTTTTCATGGCCTATTCTATCTCAACAGAAAGGTTTTTCTGAGAAGGGTCTGTTACAACTTAAGATAGATGTTTTAGAATGTAAATCAATGGCCAAAATAGCCTCTTATGGTAATTCTGATTCAAATAAATATCTATGTAAAGCTGTTTCTGCATCGGATAAGTTTAGTTCTAACATAAAAAATGCGGAAGCAAGCCAAAAGAATTTGTTGAAATACAAAGAGAGCATAGGTAAGATTTATGCCGCGATAGCCCTTGGGGCCTCATATTCTTACTCTCCTGTGTTTCTTACCGAGAATGCCTTTCCTAGAATATACGCTTATAAAAATGGAGTAGAATCCTTAATATTTCCACCTCTTATTCATGATAATATCTTCAATTCATTAAGGCTTAATACAAAAGAAATGGCTTCAAGGTCTGTTTCCGATATTCTTTTACCTATTTTTAGTAAAGTATTCTCTGATATAAAAACGTCTATTAAATACATTGGATTTAGTGTTGTGTATGGTTCGAAAGATTTCTCCAATGAATATTCTTCTCCTAATTATGATTATATATTAATAGTTATGCCCACAAGTGTTGCTATGAATTTCACTTCTGGGTTTATTACTGATCAAGAGGCGGTTAATAAATCTGATATTTACATATATCCATATGGTGGAGAAATAAGAAAAACTAATTTGACGTTACAATAATCGATGAAATGCTTAAACGAAAAGTATTATATAATGAGCTTTTTATAGATCATGGAAAAAGGCGTAAACATGATATGAAGAATGCCGAATTTTGGGATTGCATGAACAACTTGGCCATGCAATATCCTGAAATAGATATCCTTGTAGAGCGCTTCGTTAAGGAGCATCCTTTTGCTGATCTTTGCGAAGATGTACATTTTGTGTGCGCCTCTCAGAGCGTTCTACATCTTGCAGAACAGATTTATAAAGCTCACTATTATGTAGTTCCGTTGTATATAGAGATATCGGAAGGGGAGGATAAGGACGCGATACTACAGGGTCTAATGCATACGAAGTAATAAAGTTATTAAGCGATAGATGAAGAATTATAGCGTCTGTCTTCTGGATATCGGTAGTTGGAAGCGGCATAACCATGGTGTTCATGGGCGTTCTATCAAGTAGTGCTTTACCCTCTCCGTCGACAAAATCAAAATTAATCACTAAATACCCGTTTTTGGGGATAGGCAAATTTCGATTTATTGGGGCTTTCTCCATTTTCTCAAAAACCATCCTTAACGTATCGTAATATTTACGACCAATTATTCGCCTCTTCTTTTGTGTCATATTACATGTTTGAAAAGGAATAACAATAAGTTTATTATTGATAGAATAGCGACTAAGGGGGCAATAAAATTTAATTTACGCTGCTCTTTACATAGTTTTTCTTTTAACTTTTCCTCTTGATTCAT